CTGATAGGCGGCGTTGAGCGAGTTGAGCGCGCCGCGCGCACTGGTAGCCATCGCGGTTAGACGTGCGGTCTCGCCCGACAGATCGTTAGTTGCGACCCCGGCGCGCTGGAGATCGGCCTGCATCTGGCGTGCCGTCTCGACCTCGCCCTGCATTGCCCGCTGCGCCTGATTGAGCGCCGTCTGCGAGCGCCGCAGTCCGTCCGTGAGCGTCGAATCGACGGACGTCGCGCCTGCGATCGCGGTACGGTAGCGTTCGACCTCGGCCCGAGCGTCCGTGAATGCGGTTCGCGCCGCGCGTACGGCCTCCACCTGCCGCTGATAGGCGTCGATGGCTTCGCCAGTACCGACGACGGCTTTCATCGCCGCCTGAAGGTTGCGAACCTGCTCGCCGTAGTTCTTCACCGGGCCTGTGCCGGACGTCGCCGTGGCCGACAGTTGCGAGACCTGCTTTTCGAGTTCGCCGAGGTTCTCGCGCGCCGACGCGTTCGGGTCCGTGATCGAGCGCAGGCCGCTCGCCGCAGTGCCTGCCGACGCAGCAGGCGAGAACGACGTGAAGCCGTTGTTCTGCATGGTCACCTGCTGCGCGATGCGGTGAAACTCCGCGAGGTCGCGAGCCGCCTTCTCGGTCCGGCGCGAGTTCTCCGCCACGGCTTCGTCGTAGGCATCCATGAGCGTGATCTGCTCGTGCCAGAACGCGGCCATGTCAGCTTCTTGCTGCGCGCGCTTGATCTTTTCGGCTGACTCGTAGATCGCCTGCGCCGACCGAACCTGCTCGTCGGCGTAGCGTGCCGCTGCCTCGGCCGCTTCGAGGTCGGCCTTCTCCTTCGCCTCGGTGGCGACGCGCGCAGCCTTCTCCGCCGCCTCCTGCCGCTCCAGTTCGGCCGTCAGGGTCGCGACCGTCCCGGCGTTGCGTTGCGCCTTCTCGGCCTCGGCGAGTTTGCGGTCCGCCTCCGCCTGCTCGTTCGCGGCCTTGGCGAGTTCCTGCATCGTCCGCACGCGGCGCTCGTCGGCGTCGGCTGCTTCCTGCTGCGCCTGCCGAGCGGCCTTCAGCGCCGTGCCGTAGCCGCCGAGGGCCTCATTGGCGACGACGAGCTTCGAGCCGACGTCGGTCGCCGCCTGCACGAGCTTTTCCTGTGCCGCGACGAGATCGGATGTGTCGATGCCCGCCTCCTTCAGCTTCTCGCCAGTTCGGTCGAGCGCGCTTTGCGTGCGTTCGAGCGCTGCCTGCGCCTTGCCGAGCCAGGCCTCCGCTGCCTCGAAACTCTGTGTGAGTCGCTTCGCAGGCTTGTCGGTCTCGTCCATCTTCGCTTTCAGGACGTCGTACTTGGAAGTAACTTCCTCGATTCGGGCCTGCGCCTTCTCGACCGCTGCTGCCTGCTTGGTAAAGACATCGATCAGCGATTGCTCGCGGATGAGTTCGGTCCCGGCTTTCTTGAGGGCGTCGATCGACTCCTTCAGCCCTTCAATGGACTCATCCCCTCGCTTCGCAGCATCGACTTGCTGGCCGAGCGCCTTCGTGATCTCCGCGATGCTGCTGGAGACCGCCCCGAGCGTCTGCTTCGTTTGGTCTGTTGCGCGAATCCGCAGTTCGATGTCTTTACGGTCAGTCATCTTGGTCCAGCCCCTTAAATAGTTTTTGCAGCGCCTTCGTTCCGGCCTTCGAGTCCATCACCGACACAGCGACCGCCTGAATCAGCACGGCCTCGGTCTTCATGCGGCTGTGCTCGCGACGCCTGACGAGCCGTGCCTCCGACCACAAGTGCGCGAGCGGATAGTCGCGCGCTTCGGGATGGCCGTTGGCGAGCAGCAGGCTTACGTCGGCTCGGACACCGACATAGAACGTGATGTACCAAGATTCATCTTGCTCAACACCTTCGCGGTGATGCTCGCCGGAACGACCGAAAATCCCATGTCGTTCAGTGTCTTGAGCAGCACCGCCCCGAACTTTTTTACGCCGCCGACCTCCTCGAACGTGAGCTTCATGATCTTCTGAAGCGCGTCGATCTGAAGCGGCATCGGAATGCGCACCACGTTATCGAGTTCAATTCCGTCTTCGTCGGTCGCCTGCGCGATGACGCGAGCCGCGAGCAGCGGGACATCCGTGAGCATCGTCGATACCATCCGACCGCTGACGTCGCTGCGCGATCCGCCCATGTCGGCGATCGAGTTGTAGAGCGCGATGAGGCGTTCGAGGTCTTCGCCGTGGCCGCGCAGGATCACCGTGAGGTCATTGAGCGACAGGCCGCGTACGCTGAAGGTGAGCTTTTTGGAAGTAACTTCCAACCGCTCGGGCTGATAGTCCTTGAGTGCCATTTTTGTATTCTCGGTATGGGGTAATGAAAAAGCCGCCAAGGCCGGGAGGCGCGAGGCGGCTCGATTCTACAGCAGGGCTTTCCGCTTACAGCGTCGCGTACACGCGCTCCGTCGAGGAGTTGAGCTTCAGCACGTCAACGCTGAAGCTGCCGGTCTGCCACGTGTCGGCGATCAGGTCGAGGTTGCCGTTCGACGTGAGGTTGACATACGGGAAGTAGAAGTCCTTGTTCACGCCAACCGGGTTGTCGGCGATGAAGCGCAGCGCGCCCATGATCTGCTTGCCGGACGACACAACCTGATTGTTGTTGTTCGCGCCGGGCGTGTAGGTCACGGTCACCGTCGAGGCGTCCGGGATCACCGTCGAGCCGGGGATAATGTAGATGCGGCCCTTCGCTGCGTCGAGTTCATAGTCCGTGCCGAGGACGGCGGTCGTAGCGCCAACCTTGACAGAGACCGCGCTCACGTTGCGCAGACCTTGCGGGACAGCCGGGGTCACGCCAAGCTGCAAGTACGTGCCGCCGAGCGTGCCGACGATGGTATCGGTCAGCGGAGCGCCGCCGACGAACGTCACCTTCGAGTTCGTGCCTTGGAACCACAGCGACAGGTTGTCGAGGTTCATGTTGTCGGTCTGGATCGTACCCGAGAGGTCGATCTGCAACGCAACGGTCTTGTCCTTCTGCTTCAGGCCCGTCGTCGAGCCGTAGTGATCCAGCTTGGTCGTGTTGCCCGCGAGTTGGAACTGCGGGCAGTTGCCGAGGAAGCGCTCGCCGGTCTTGGTGGTCGTGCCATCGGCGAAGCGGTCGAAGTAGACGCGGCCCCGGCCGAGTACGAGATCATCGACAAAGGTAGGCATGTGGATTTACCTCACAGGTTGATTATCAACGTCAAGCCTCGACGAAGGGTTGGCTGACATCGGTTTGAACACCCACCCGGAGGGGCAGGAAGATATACGCCGTGGATGATACCTGATTGTCCGGTGGCCTCACGCTGTACGGGCCGATCGAGAGGCCCGTCACGAGCCCGCCGAGCAGGAAGAGATCGGGGTTCACCGGAAAGCCCGAATGCGGGCTCACTGCGATCAGGTCGTAGAGGCGCTGCTGCACCGACGCCGCGAGGATGTACGCCGGATCGGTCGGGTTCGCGTTGTCGTTCTTGGCCCAACCCTGCACGAGCAACATCCACTCTTCGAGGTGCGCGTGCCGCTCGCTGCCGCCGAACACGCCGACGTCCGGCTTCGGGAACTCAAGAATCGAGATCGCAGGCACAGGGTCGCTCGAACCGAATACTGACCGGCCGCGATAGACGTTCGCGGAGACGTCCATCTGATACCCGTTGTCGGGCGTGATGCCCTTCAGGTGATCGGTGAGCTTTTGCAGGATGAGGAGCTTCTTCGGGATCATTCGTTCTCCAGTAGCGTGAACTGCCGCATGAATTCTTGTGTGACGTCCGTACCGATCGCGTCAAGCTGCTCGTCGGCCACGCGGCTGAAAATCTGATAGACCGACACGGTGTAGAGCAGCCACAGGTCCGTCTTGCCGTTGCTCGATAGCTTGATGCCCTTGCCGCCTTCGAGCGTGTCGCCCTTCTTCAGCCGCACCGCGAGGCCCATGTTGTTGACGGTCTCGGTGTTCTGATCGCCTGCGTTCAGGCGGATCGGGAACGCCTTCTTCAACACCTGCGTCCTGCCGGGCGTGACCATCACCTTGACGCCGCCGCTCGTCTTCGAGGTAGCGAAGTTCTGGCCGGGCGCGAGGAAGCGCGCGAGGCTCGTCGCCCGGAAGCGCGCCGACATGATCGCTTCGAGGTCCTCGGGCTTGGCGAACTTCGTGTTGTCGAGCCGACCGGGCAGGTTGAGGTAGCCCTTCGGGAAGGCGACCTCGCTGTAGATAGTGTCTTCGATGCGCTTGCGGCCGGTGCGCGTCATGACCTGATTGATGGCCCGAGAGGCAGCTTTCGCCGTCCGCTCGGGCATCGTGTCGAAGTAGTGCTTGAGGTCGCCGAGAACGTCGGCGTCGATGGAGACGCTCATTGCTTGACCACGATCCACACAGTTTCGATCGGCCCGTCTTCGGCCTCTGCGACATCGAGTGCGAACGTGAGGCCAACTGACGGGATGAAGACCGTCGCGTTGCGGTCGAGGGTGATGCCAAGGCCCGCGAGTTCCGGCTTGTTGAAGATCAGCCGGTCGATCCCTTCTACGCGCTCCGCCCAACCCATGTTTTCGAGGTTGCCGAAGCGGTTGATTTTGTCGTGCCACCGAACAGTGATGCCGATGCCGTCCGGGAATTCTGAGTCTCTGTACGTGGCGTCAACCGACAGGTAGTCGTGGACTGCCTGTCGGACGAGCGCCTTCGTACCTGCGAAGTCGAAGACGCCCATAGCCGCTTTACAGATCGTTCGCGTCGTTCTTCTTCGCGTCCTTCGCGGCCGGATCAACCGGGTTGGCCGGGTCGGTCTTACCGGTATCGGCGGGCAGCGTCACGGTCGATGCGTTGTCCACATCTTCGTTGCGCGGCATGCGGATCGCGCCGGGCGCGTTTTCGTTGAGGTAGTCGATTTCGGCCTGCGTGAAGTCGAACGTCTCGCCGATGCGCGGCATGACGATGTTGGCGCGATCGACTTCGACCATGCCGGTGCCGTTCGGGTTCGGGACGCTGACCTTGTTCGTGCCGCGAGCGACGCGGATCGAGCCGATAACAAGACGAGTAGG